TCTGTCGTTGTCTGAATCATTGTCGTTATCCTGAATTTGTTATCCTAAATCAATAATACAATAAGTCTAGGTTTACTCCGCAAAGATAGCAAAATAAATCGAGACTCACAAGACAACGACAAATAAATCACACATTTAGGTCGTAAAAAGGCATCTGACCGCTTTCGAGGAATGAAACACACTCATCGAGAATCTTCTTTTCATAGTCGAGAGTGGAGCACTTTGGAAACCATTTTTTGATTTTCGCATCGTTTCGCTTAACCATTTCTCCCCAAAGAACGAGCCAGTCGGGGATGGTTATCTTGTCG